CACCACCAACATGACCACCGCTTTCGCGAGCAATAAAACATTTTATTTGGGAAAAAGAAACTCTGATAATAGTGGGCATCTCAAAGGTTCTATTGGCTGTATGGTCGCTATTATGAGAGACCTCACTGCTGGAGAAATGAGCCGTTTATCTGCTGCGATGCTTGACCGATGGAATGTTGGCAACGGCGCGCCCCTTAAATAGGAATTAATAAATGTCAACCCGCCCACAGTCTATAACTTATTATGTCCAAACTGAAGCTTTGGCTAGCGGAGAAGGAACACTGGTTTATAAGGGCAGTAAGCGATTTATAGTGCGTGGAGATTGGGGTCACACTACGCCGTTAAATACTGTAATTTCAATACAAACTCAGTGGCCTGAATTTAATGTTGATGCGTGGTTAATAGAGAGTGGTTATACAATTCCGAACAACGGCCCGACCCCGTAAGTCATTTTACAATTTTAATTACTATTCATTAAGAGTAAAAATATATAGGAGTGCTCACATGTCTTTTTAAATTTTTTTTGACTATTTATTGATAGTGTAATATTTTTAGGAGAAGAAATATGTCTTCAATGTTAGAACAAGCCATCGCAGATGCAACCGAGCTTCGCGAGGCCGCGATCAAAAACGCAGAACAAGTCGTAATTGAAAAATATTCAAGCGACATAAAAGAAGCAGTTGAACAACTTTTAGAACAAGATGACATGGGCATGGAGCCCGGCGCTGCTGAAGAAGCTCCTGCCGCGGCCGATGCCGCATTTGCACATGAAGATTTTTTAAGCGATCCGGAAGAAGAAAAAGAAGAAAAAATTACAATCAATTTGTCCGATATTGCTAAAGAATTATCAGGCGAAGACGTGTTAGCTGAAGGCGAAGAAGTAGAAATAACAGAACAACAGCTTGATAAAATGTTAGAAGAACTACACCTTGACGAAGAAGAAACGTTTGAGCTTGGCGAAGACGTGCTTGAAGAAATTGTTAAATTTGAGCACGAGCCGGCCGCAAACGGACATCTTGATACGCCAGACGCCGATCACATTGAGGCCGCCGAAATTATGCAAATTAAAGCAAATTTTGAAGCTGATATTGAAAAGGCCGAAAAGAAAAACAAAGAACTTAAAGAAGCTGTGAACAACACAGTGACAAAGAACAAAAAACTGTATAATGCAGTTAAACTACTTAAAGAAAAACTAGATGAGCTTACTTCAGAAAATGGAAAGCTCTTATATACGAATCGTGTTTTAGAAGACGAGTCCTTAAATAGGCGGCAAAAGAAGAAAATTGTCGAAGCTCTTTCGAAAGCACAAACTTTAGAGGAGACTAAAATTATTTATGAAACTCTTCAAAACGCAGTGGGCAGCACCTCTAAGAGAAAGCCAAAATCACTGAGTGAGGCAGTTAATAGAAGGTCATCCTTGATTATAAACTCTCGCAACCCGGAAAAGGGAAAGGGAGATTATGATTTTGCTGAGCGCATGCAGCGCTTGGCTGGCATTAATAACTAACAAAGGAGGATATAAAAAATGTCAATAGTACAAAAACTCACAGAAGGAATCCTTCATCGTGATCTCAAGAAAGAAGGTGCTGCCCTAATGAATAAGTGGGAAAGGACCGGTCTTTTGGAAGGAATCGGTGATGATTTTTCGAAAAACTCGATGGCACTTCTGTTAGAAAACCAAGCGAAGGAACTCCTTCGCGAAGCTTCAACGATGGCAGGAGGCGATGTCGAAGGCTTTGCCGCTGTAGCATTTCCGCTTGTTCGTCGTGTATTCGGTTCGCTTTTAGCGAATGAACTGGTTTCAGTTCAACCAATGAGTCTGCCAAGTGGCCTGATCTTCTTCCTAGACTTCCAGCACAACGATGTTCGTGTTGGTATCGAAGGTGGAACTTCTGGATTTGTTGATTCGCTCTACGGTGGCCGTGTTGTCGGTAGCCAGATTACTGGTGGCGTCAATCTGGACAATGATCGATTTTCCGACGATGCGACGGGCCATGATAAGAGTTTCTATAACTTGAATCAGGGCTATTCGTCTCCAGTCAAGGCTGCAACAAGCGTTACCATTACGCACGTTGCTTCTGGTACGGCTGGTGATCCCACTAGCTGGAAGGATGAAGAAGATCATGGTGGATCTTCCACCTCGACTTATTCAGATCTCGGCGATCGGTTGATTCAATTTGATCCGGACCTTTCAGGTTCTGGTATTAACGTTGGTACCATAGCTAAGTCAAGCTTGTCTAATCTTAATGGCGATGCTTTTGTTACCGTGTATGTTACCGGTACCACGTTGGGCGACCCCTCGCAGCCCGATTGTCATCAGGTTCGTCGCTTAACCGTGACTGATCCTAATGATTCAACCAAGTTGTTGTTGGTCTTCGCTCTTAGTGGTACTACGTCTGCAGCGCGGTTGGTAACGGCACGTAGCAAAATTGCTGCGGCGCACACCTTCCACTATGTTGCGGAAGATGCATTTAAGAATGCTGATAACGGTCTCGGCAATATTGTCGGTACTGCTGATTGGTTGCTTGAAAGTGATACTGCTGGTTCTCCCGGTGATGTTATTGCTGATATTCCAGAAATCGACATCAAGGTTGACAGTATTCCTGTCACGGCAATCACTAAGAAGCTGAAGGCTAAGTGGTCGCCCGAACTGGGTCAAGACCTTAATGCTTACCATAACCTCGACGCTGAAGTTGAGTTGACCTCGATTCTTTCAGAGCAAATTGCTCTTGAAATCGATCGTGAGATTCTTGGCGACCTCGTTAAGGGTGCAACTGGTAAGACTCTTTATTGGTCACGTTCACCCGGTAAGTTCGTTAAGCGTACCACCGGTGCTGATCTTTCGGCGGGCACCAACCCGCCAGACTTCACTGGTAATGTTAGCGAGTGGTATGAGACTTTGATCGAAACGGTCAATGAAGTCTCTGCACACATCCATCGTAAGACTCTCCGTGGTGGAGCAAATTTTGTGGTCACAAGCCCAGAAGTTGCCAACATCATGGAGTTTACCGCTGGGTTCCGCGCTAGCGTCGTCGTTGACGAGGTTAAGGGTGGATCTGCTGGTGCCGTCAAGGTAGGTAACGTTAGTAAGAAATGGGACGTTTACGTCGATCCTTACTTCCCGCGTAACCTCATGCTTGTTGGTCGCAAGGGATCTAGCTTCCTTGAGAGCGGTTATGTATACGCACCTTACGTGCCACTACAGGTTACTCCCACGATCTTCCAACCCGAAGACTTCACGCCACGCAAGGGTGTGATGACTCGGTACGCGAAGAAAATGGTTCGACCTGATATGTATGGTTTGGTTGTTGTTACTGACCTACTTGGTTAATATACCATTAGCGTAAGCTAAAAGAAGCCCTCCTAGTTTTAAACTAGGGGGGTTTTCTTTTATTTGAATGCGAAATTAGTAATATGGACAACTATTTATATGGAGGAGACACAAAGATATGGCGAAACCGACTTTAAGCCCCGCTAGCACAACTAGCACACAAGTATTACCTGATTCTGGTACCCCCGGAGATGTATCTAGTGGATTAGTTTTTGGTTTAAGCTTATATACTGGCGATGCCAATTTTTTATCTGGTGCCGCTGATCAGGTTGGGTTTGTATATAAAAAATTAGGCGGCGATGTTGTTGATGTTGAATTAACAGCCAACACTGTTTATGCTTCGTATGAAGAATCTCTTTTAGAATATTCATATATGATTAATGTACACCAAGCGAGAAACTCTTTAGGCGATTTGTTAGGAAATACAACTGGAACTTTTAATCACGATGGCCAAAGAACAGATGGAGACAGTGAAGTTTCTTTAAAATATCCAAAATTTAGATTGGAATATACAAAACGAGTAGCACAAGGAATTGCAGAAAAAGCGGACGTTGGCGGCTACACACAAGAGTATTCAGCTTCGATAAGTATTATAGATGATGTACAAGATTATGATCTTCAAGAAATAATTTATAGTGCTTCTGTGGATACAGACAATGCTGGGTTTAATTATTATAATAAGGTTGGCTCCAAGCGTATTAGGGTCAAGCGCGTTTTTTATGTTGCTCCAAGATCAATGTGGAGATTTTTTGGATATTATGGCGGTTTAAATGTTATTGGCAACTTAAATACATATGGACAATATTCGGATGATAGTACTTTTGAAGTAATTCCAGTGTGGCAAAACAAACTTCAAGCTATGAATTTTGAAGATAGTTTAAGAACAAGAATTTCTCATTATTCATATGAGATTATTAATAATAAATTAAGGCTTTTTCCAAAACCAGATTCTGTTCTTTCGCCTTCGAAGGTGTGGATAACGTTTACAATACCAACAAATGCCTACGAGGAAGAGACAACCACCAACAGAGTTCATGACACTGGCGTAGACGGCGTCAACAATATGAATACGCTGCCATATGCTAACATTCCTTATAAGAATATAAATAGCATGGGCAAGCAGTGGATTCGAAGATATTCTTTGGCGCTGTGCAAAGAAGTTTTGGGACAAGTTCGCGGAAAGTTTGGGGGCTCGATTCCAATCCCCGGCGAGTCTGTAAGTTTAAATTCCGCTGATTTGCTTGGCCAAGCGAAAGAAGAGCAGGACAAACTAAGAGAAGAGTTGAAAACGATGCTCGATGAATTAACTTATGATAAGTTAATAGAAAGAGACGCAGCCAAAGTTCAGCATGCTACAGATTTGTTTAAGAATGTTCCTGTGCCAATATTTATGGGGTAATGATGAATGACAGAAAATAAATGGTCACAACCTGCTGCACCACCACCGCCTTTATTCTTTGGAAAAAAGGAAAGGGATCTTGTTAAACAAGTAAATGACGAATTAATAGAAAAAGTTATTGGCCAACAAATTGCTTATTATCCTATAAGCCTAGAGCATACAAATTTTCACCCCTTGTATGGAGAGGCCATTGAAAAAACGTTTTTGCCTCCTATTAGAATTTATTCGCTGATTACTTGGGAAGGGTTTGAGACAACAATAACGAATTATGGTATTGACAGAAGGCCCTCGATTACGGTTAAATTTCATAAAAAAAGATTAACCGCAGATCAGGATTTGTTTGTAAGAGAAGGCGACTTTGTTCTATATGGCACCATTTTTTATGAAATCGTTTCTTTAAATGAGCCTCGTCAACTTTTTGGCCAACAAGAACATCGGTTTGAAATAGAAGCTAAATGTATTAAAGCAAGAAAGGGTTTATTTAATGCCAAGTAAAAGAGAAAAAATATTAATGCCCTCTAATTTAGAAACCGTTGATGCGGCTCTTTATGAATGGATAAATGAAGAATTGGGTATACATGCCACAACCAACGAAGGTTGGAAAAAAGTACCAACAATCTGGGCCAGCGCAGAACGTGCTTTTCAGTCTAAACGAAACAAAGATGAGCGCGATGATGATGGCACATTGGTTATGCCAATTATAACTATTGAAAGAACTGGGATGGTTAAAGATTTAGCAAACAAGGGTGTTTTGGGTGTCAATATTTTTGCAAATCGTGATTATAGAGGTGGCACCCTTCAAATTTCCAGAAGAATACAACAAGAAAAAACAAGCAATTTTTCAAACGCCGATTCAAAAAGAAAGACCGGTGCCCACTCAACAACTTCAGATCCAAGTGTTGGCCATGGCCAAGAAAACTTTCGCCGCAGAGGCGAAGAGCAAACTGCAGTTTATGAAATATTATCAATACCATATCCAGTTTATTTAAACATAACTTATTCTATAAATTTAAGAAGTGAATATCAACAACAAATGAATGAAATGGTTTCACCATTTATGTCTCGCTTGGGCGGCATCAATTCTTTTATGTTAAGAAAAGATGGCCACAAATACGAGGTATTTATTCAGCCTGATTTCTCTATAGAAAACAACGTCTCTTCATTAAATGCTGATGAAAGAACATACCAAACAAAAGTAGAAATGAAAGTTCTGGGCTACATTATTGGCGAGGGTAAAAATCAAATAACTCCAAAGGTTGTAATCAGAGAAACTCAAGCAAGATTTAAGCTAGCAAGGGAAAGAACTATTTTAGAAGATGAAGTAGAACAGATTTCTAATAAGTCCAGCAAAGAAAGGTTTTATCGCGGATAAGATAATTTTAGACTTTTCATATACTATTTATATAAGAGCTAACTAAGGAGACGAAAATATGTCATCTATCGACCGCAGATATAAATTTATTTCACCCGGTGTTTTTATTGATGAAATCGATAATTCACAACGGCCAAGGGCTCCAGCCCCGGTTGGGCCAGCCATTATTGGCAGAACGGAGCGCGGACCAGCGCTTAAGCCGATAACAGTTTCTTCATTTTCAGAATTTATTGAAGCTTTTGGCAATCCAGTCGCTGGTGGCTCTAGCGACGATGTTTGGAGAAACGGTAATTACACATCGCCGACGTATGCAGCCTACGCTGCGCAAGCTTGGCTTAAAAACTCATCTACGGCAACGGTTGTAAGGTTGCTTGGCGCCGAGCATGGTGGCGCGACCGCCGCCGGCAAAGCTGGGTGGCAGACTACTGCTCTTACTGATGCAGGGGCATCAAGTGGCGGCGGCGCATATGGCTTATTTATTTCCACAAATACTGCTGGTTCAGGGCCAAATACGACTCGTGAAACCGGCGCGTTGGCAGCCATTTTTTACTGCAACGAGGGCTGTTTTGAGCTTTCGGGCGCCATTCGTAATCCGTATGAGAAATCTGGTGGCTTAGGTGATCTTTCAGCTACTGGCACATGTGCCATGATTCAAAATGTTGGCAGCAACTATGAATATATTGGCCAGATTAAAAACGGGGCCGGCACACTGCAGTTAAAAACAAACTTTAATTTTAATCCAAACAGCGAAAAATACATTAGAAAAGTATTTAACACCAACCCAGTTAAAACGAATGCTGATATCAATTCTAGCACAGTAACATATTGGCTAGGCGAAACTTTTGACAACTGGATGGACTCTCAACTTAAGGAATACAGTACTGCCACGACAGGTAGTACAGTTGGATTTGTTGTTGGTCTTTTGGCTAGTGGTTCCGGCGTTACCGGCGATCAGGCAAAACATCGCCATGGTATGAAAGACAGTACAACTGGCTGGGTGTTTTCACAAGATATATCAACGAACTCTGGTAGTTGGACCAGCACCGCTGTTGGTGTGGCACTTGAGTCTGTCCAAAATCTGTTTTACTTTAAAACAATGGATTCGGGTGAAGCTACACAAAGAAAGTACAAAATTTCCATTGAGGATATTAGACCTTCATCAAATAATACGGATCCATATGGTTCATTTTCAGTGTCCGTTAGACTCGCTACAGATACTGACAATGCACCCAAAGTTGTTGAGAAGTTTTCAAGCTGTAACTTGAATCCCAATTCAAACAACTATGTTGCAAAGAAAATTGGCACTGAATATCGAACGTGGGACGACACCAATAGAAAATATACAATCAAGGGTGAATACCCCGGTCGTTCTAACTTTATTAGAGTTGTAATGAACGAAGATGTTGATAGCGGCTATCACGACACACAATGCTTGCCGTTTGGTTGTTATGGTCCAAAAACCATTATTCCGTTTGCCGTGTGTAGTGCTTCGAACGGTGTTGCATATGAATACCCGTCTTCACCTTTAGTATATACCGCAACTGGTGCATTGAACGTCAGCGACGAACTCTGGAAGACGAAGGAGCTTGAAGATGCCGCATATGTTAAAGGCGCAGACTCGATTATGAATTCTTATGCTAAGAGCGGCGAAGCTGGTATTGGACCAGTATTTGTACACTTGGGTTATGGTAGCCTCACCGCTTCGATGTATTTCCCAGAACTAGGTCTAAGAGAAGACAGCAAGTCTGGTTCTTTGGCTAATCCAAAGAGTGCTTATTGGGGTGCGACTTACAATAAATATAATTCAAATCAACATGATCCAAGCTTTGTTGATACAATTAAGTATATAAATCACAAAGATTCAATCACAACTGGACTCTTGGAAGATTCGTGGATATTTACCTTGGACGATCTAATGATTAGTTCCAGTCATGGCTATTGGGCTGTCAACAAAAGAGCAGATCAGAAATCTTTTACGACTGATGGTTCTGGTCACCCGGGCGTTGATACTGGCACATGGAAAGACCTATTAAGAGCCGGCTGGGGCAAGTTTACCGTTCCACTGTATGGCGGCGATGACGGTCTGGACATTACAGAGAGCGATCCATTTAGAAATAGCCAATGGACTGGTACTCCAACTGATGTAAATAGCTATTCATATAACTCGGTCAAGAGGGCTATTGATTCAATTGCCGATCCAGATGAAGTTGAGATTAATGCAGCTACAGCACCCGGCATTACTAATGAGTCATTGACTAATCAGTTGATGGAAGTGTGCGAAGCTCGCGGCGATGCTTTGGCTATCATTGATGTCAAAGGCGGCTTTAAGCCGAAGTCTGAAAATGCAAATAGTTTTGCAAGTCGATTAGGTAGTATTGATACAGTAGTTGATAATCTGCAGGATCGCAACTTGAATACAAGTTACGGTTGCGCTTACTACCCGTGGGTTAAGATTTCAGATTCGATTAACGCCACTACGCTGTGGGCACCGCCTTCAGTTGTTGCTCTGGGTGTATTCTCTAGCACCGACATGAAGGAAGCACCTTGGTTCGCGCCTGCTGGCTTCACCAGAGGCGGCTTAAGCGACGGTGCGGCCGGTATACCGGTTGTGCAGGTCGAAGCGCGGCTAACAAAGGATGAGAGAGATGATCTCTATCTAGCCAAGGTTAATCCGATTGCGCAATTCCCGCAAGAAGGGCTGGTCATATTTGGCCAAAAGACCTTGCAGGCAGCGCCATCCGCGCTTGATAGAATTAACGTTCGCAGGCTCATGATTTTCCTTAAGAAGGAAATCTCTAGAGCGGCGAAATCACTCTTGTTCGACCCAAATACGAAAGTAACTTGGAACAGGTTTGTTGGAATGGTTAAGCCATTGCTGTTGAGTGTGAAAGTCAGATTGGGATTGGAAGACTTCAAGTTGATCCTTGATGAAACAACCACGACTCCTGATTTGATCGACCAAAACATAATGTATGCGAAGATCATTCTTAAGCCAACAAGAGCAATCGAGTTTATTGCTGTTGATTTTGTAATCACGGATTCAGGAGCATCGTTTGAAGACTAATAGTGGGGGGTGATTTTTCACCCCTGCACTATTTATAATGATAAGGGAGAAAGAAAAACATGGCACAAGGATTTTGGTCAGACCCTCTAGTAGAACCTAAACGATCATATAGGTGGGTATTATATTTAGGCGGCATGCCAACTTGGATTATTAAGACGGTTAAAAAACCATCATTTACTGTTACTGAGAGCCCTCATCAATATTTGAATCACACATTCTATTACCCTGCAAGAGTTCAGTGGAATACGATTGAGATTACTTTGGCAGATCCTGTGGATCCCGATGCTTCAGATTCAATGTTGGCTCGCTTATTTGCTGCGGGCTATGAATACCCTCTAGATTCAGCTACTACTACTACGGTTTCTAAAATTAAATCAATTGAAGCTTTGGGCGAAATTAAGATTGTACAGCTTGGGGCAGAAGGCGAAGACATAGAGACATGGACTTTGACAAATTCTTTTATTACGGCTGTTGATTTCGGAGCCCTAGATTACGCCTCAGATGAAATGGTTAACATTTCTTTAACAATACGTTATGATTGGGCTGAGCTTATCGTTCCAGCCGGCCGGGCGATCCCACCGGGTTAAAGAATAAAAGAGGTAATTAATGACACAGAATAGAAACGAAGAGCGTATCGGCTCGATGCCCGGTATCTCTTCTCCGGCGCCTATTGCTGAGCAATCGGGCGCTTCATTTGATTTTTCAGTTCCAACAGAATTTGTTGATTTGCCTTCAAGGGGTACATTTTATCCCGAAGGCCACCCTTTGCGCAACAAAGAAAGTGTTGAAATACGTTATATGACAGCAAAGGATGAAGATACTTTAACAAACCGCAGTCTTATTCAAAAGGGAATTGTTTTAGACCGATTAATAAAAAATATTTTAGTTGATAAGATGATCAATGTTAATTCACTTTTGTTGGGCGATAAAAACGCCATTATTGTTGCTGCAAGATCAACAGGATATGGGAATATGTATGATACACAAGTCACATGTCCGTCTTGTTTTGAGAATAGCGAACAAAGCTTTGATTTAAATAATTTAAAATTGCAGTTTCCCGACAAGGAGAGGTTAAAAAGTTTAGAAGCAACGAAAAATGATGACGATACATTTTCATTTACATTGCCGAAAACTAAAGCTGTGGTCAAAGCCAGATTATTATCTGGCGCAGACGAGAAGAAGCTTGAGCAACTTCAAGCAAACAAAAAGAAAAGTAATCTTCCCGAAACACCAATAGTTGATCAACTTAGAACTTGCATAGTAGAAGTTAATGGACAAGCAGGAGCATCAAGTGTTAATAAGTTTATTGACGTTATGCCATTGTTTGATGGAAGATATTTCCGAAAAATTTATAATAAATTAACTCCAAACGTTGATATGAAGCACGGCTTTCAGTGTCCTGAGTGCGAATATGAAACGGACGTGGAGGTTCCGCTGACAGCGGACTTTTTTTGGCCTGACCGATAAATATATTGAATCTGTTTACGAGCAGTTTTTTGCATTAAAATATCATGGCGGATGGAGCTTTATTGAAGCATACAATTTGCCAATTAAAATAAGAACTTGGTTTGTACAACGTCTAATAAAAGAAAAAGAAAAAGAAATTGAAGCTGTAGAAAAAGCAAATAAAGGAGCCAGCAGATAAAGGACGCCCAACGAGCGTCCTTTATTTTATGTGAAACACTATTTACTCAAAGGAGAAAAATCAAATGGAAAAACTCCCAATTATTGAAATTGATTTAGGTTTTGCAAAAAAAGAAGTGCTGAATGAAAATTTATATAAATTGTTCACGGGCGCTGTAGGGTTATTTTTAAAGGGCATTGGCATTGATATTGACAAACTAGCAATTCCGGTAAGATTAACCGGCACCAAGAAAGAGATTGATGCTTTAAAGAGAGCTTTAAACAACTCTAAGCAATATATTAAAACTGCAAATATGCACGGCGCGGATAGTGATGAGGCGGCTTCAAAGAAGAAAGAGCTTTTAACTGCTGTTTCAAACTTTGAAGAAGTAACAAAAATCAAATGGCCAGTTAAATAGGAACTTTAAGATATGACAGACGAAAATTCACAACTTGGCCCAGAAAAAGTAACACAACTAAAGAAGGAAGTGGACAACCTTGTTGCGGCTCTTAATATTGCCGGCAGCACCTTTGCAGATTTTAAAAAAGAGGCCGACAAAGCGATGAGCCAAGCGGCCATCAAGGCCGAGGCCATGGCCAATAGTATGGGAACCATGTTGGACTATTCCAAAGAGGTTGAACTAACACTTACGGCCCAAGCAAGAGCTTATAAGGCCGCCAACGACGCGCTGGATGAAGAAATAAAAAACATTGAGAAAAAGCTCAAGGCAAATAACATCGAGCAACTACAGGCCGACCGCGAGATCAGCACACTCAAAGAGAAGAAAAAACATTTAAAGGATATACACGATCAAGAGGAATCAATAGGCCGGGCGACACTACATGGCGCCGATGCTGCTGAAAGTTTCTTAGAATCTCTGGGCCTACAACGAAAAGAGCAGGAAGGAATTCTAGGCATACTCGCAAAATCAAAACAAACACAGGAAGGTTTTGGCAGAGCGCTTGGGAAGTCGGTCAAGTCTGGTAAAATGTTTGCAAACGCTATGCAGACTGCCGGCGAAGGAATAACACAGGCCAGCATTGCAATGATGCATCTTGGTGCACGCGGTGGAGAGTTGTGGGGCGTCAAAATGCCGGGTTTGGTTGAAGCAATTAAAGACTCGTTGACGCTGCCTGCGGAATTATATCGTTCATATGGTAATATGGAAGAATATAACGATATGATTATAGAGAGTAGAAGTGAGTTGGCCAAGTGGGGTGTAACAGAAAAAGAAGCGGGCAAGGCAATTGCAGAGTTGGCATCGACAATACCAGATTTTAACATAGCCAGCAAAAGCGCTCAAAAGGAGATGAGAAATGTCACCACTGCGCTTGAAAAAATGGGATTTGACACCAAAACAACAATTGGAACTCAAGAAAACTTAATTAAGACGCTGGGCATGGCTCCGAAAGAAGCAGCCAAATACACAAAGAGTTTGGCCGGCTTAAGCAAGCAAATGAAAGTTGGTAATAAGTTTTTCCAAGATATGCAAAGCTCAATGGAACAACTAGCGGCCTTCACAAAAGACAAGGCAATAAAAGTATTTGAAAAAATGACGACAACCGCTCATACAATGGGCCTTTCCATCGGACAACTTTGGAAGACTGTAGAGGGGTTTCAAACTTTTGATAGCGCATCACAAAAAGTTGCAGAATTCAATATTGCTCTTGGTGGGCCGTACCTTAATACAATAAAGATGATGAAAGCGGCTCACGACGAGCCAATAAAAGTAATAGAGCAAATGCAAGATGCGTTTAAAGCGTCTGGCAAGAGTTTGAACGACATGTCGCCCGCAATGGTAAAATACATGGCCAGCACCATTAACGTAAGCAAGGCGGAATTAAAGAGGATTATGGGTAGCAAAGAGGCGCTCAAAAAGTGGGGAGAAGAACAGAAAAAGTCTGAAAAAAGACAAGAAAGCCTCAATAAAATGGTACTAAAAGCCCAAGACATCTTTGTGGAGCTTACTAATGTGATACGTGAGGTTTTTTTCGAAAATGACGACTTTATTAAACAAATGAAAGATATGATTAAAAGCACCGGCGCTTGGATTAAAGAAAACAAGTGGTTGATTGACACATTTATATATTTTGTTAAACCACCCGGTGCGCTTCTTGCTCTTATGGCCGGCGGCATCCTTGCGATAACCGGAAAACTGCTTCTGATGAACATACAGATAAGGGCCATGTCCGGTGGCGTCCACGGCGTTGGTACTGGGCTGTCGAGTGTGTTTGGTGGTAGTGGCTTGTCGAACACCATGGGGGGAATGGGAAAAATGATGAAGGGCCTTGGCGGGATTGCAATGCTTGCCGGCACTGCATTTAGTGTTCTTTCTGACCTTTCGAACGCCGACACAAGGAAAAAGAAAAGAGTGGCACAGGGCGGCGCGGGCGGCGCACTTGCCGGCGCCGCCACAGGCGCCGCAATTGGATCGTTTTTTCCGGGCGTTGGAACTGTTCTTGGCGCCGGCGTCGGTGCCGCGGTCGGCCATTTCACCGGTAAAGCCGTAGCAGAAGATGTCCCACCGATTTCGGGCGCAACGGCGATAATAACGCCAAAAGGGCCGATTGGTTTAAGCCCCGGAGATATAGTGTCTGCTGGGCGTACCGGTGGCTCAATGGATAAGGGTTTTAAATCTTTAGCAGGGACACAAAACAAAACGAACGAATTATTACAAGCGCTGCTTAATAAAGATAGCAATGTTTACATGGACGGCGACAAAATAACGAGAAAGGTAAATGGTAAGAATACGCGAAACGCTATGTACGGCGATCACAGTACCGCCTTAAGCTAAGGAGAAATAAATGGCGACAAAAAGAAAATACCCGTTAATGAGTGATGTTGAAGAAGCCAAACGCACAACAGTCACTGATTATATGAAAAGGCATCAAATTGCATTTGAACACATCGCCACCGGGAATAAAGTAAAGTTTTTAGCTTTTTTAACTGCGTTTAATGATGCTTATGCTTCAAACTGGAAAACAGAGAATGTGTATGGTCGTATGGATCCGCTGGCTGTATTTCAAAATACGCAGAGAACTTTAACTATTGGATGGAGCATACCTTCGGAGGGTGTTATTGACGGGGCAAATAATTTAGTAAAAATCAGAAATTTTGTACAAATGTTGTATCCTGTTTACGAAGAGGGTTCTTTAGGTGTTTCTGGAATTAAAGCGGCACCACTGGTACGTTTGGGCTTTGTTAACTTGGCGACAGAGGGTGAAAAAGAAGGTTTTACAAGCCTTGTTGGTTTTATACAAAATATTACTTTTGCTCCAGATATGGAAGCTGGCTTTTTTGATCATGTGTCCGCGAAGGGAAAGCCTTATTTGTATCCTAAATCAGTAACACTTAATATTACATTCCAAGTGTTACATACTAGAAAAGTTGGCTTTGTTGGCAAGAAGTTCGCTGGAACCGGCCAGTCATTTCCTTATCAAGTTGATACTGAGCACAAAAAACAGTGGAGCACAACGAAAAGCTCAAGAGACCAAACGCAGGCGTCTGATGGTCTTAATGAAGTCGCCAGCGCAAACCAAAGCAAGGTTACAGGATAATGGCTGTTTCAAGATACAACAATCGTGAAACTTTTTTCAATAACAGTGATATATATGAAAATGTTTTTCAAAAAAGAGGCGTAAAACATATAAAACAATATGGTACGCCAGTCATTGATTTTCCTTTGGCTGAAGAAATAAGAGATTTAAAACTGGAAACCCACACTTGGAAATCCAACGACAGCTTTTATAAATTGGCTTACGAACATTATGGTGATCCCTCTTATTGGTGGATTATTCCATGGTTCAATAAGAAGCCCACCGAGTTCCACTTTCAACTGGGTGATTTGGTTTATATTCCGGGCCCCCTAATAGAAGTCTTGGTTGTAGCAGGGTTTTAATAAATGGCAGAAACTCCAAAAAAACAACGCGCATGGGACCGAATTGTCGCGCAAGACGGCGCTTTATTAAAAATAATTGACGGTGTTATTGAAAAAAATCTGCACCCAGTCTTCGCGGCGAGACCTCCAGCTTCGAACGCCGCTACGCTTAAAGCAGTAAGAAAAGATCTTTTTTATGCGCTTAAAGAAATACAGGGTTTTATCCCCGAACAATTTAAAAGCAGCCCGCAGCAGATGGCGGTTAATCCTAAAAGCGCTCATCCGTGGTTTTGGGCTGAAGATCAAGCCAATGCAATCCCTAAAGTCAACGGGGTGCTTGAAAAGTACACGTTCCTCGACACTTCGGGCTCCTATATTGACACCACAGAACAGGCTGTTAATGAACTTGACAAGGCGGATGTGAAGACTTTAGTGGTAGCTATTGCCAACCACTCTTCCAAGATTGAGACAGAACAAGAAGAAATAGTCGAAGAAACAACAAAAGACGAAAAAGAGCGTGAAGAAGCCGGCGCAATAATGGGAGATATTGCAGAAGCTCAACAACTTATTTTATTTAAAGAATATATTAAAAGCGAAAGCAAACTACATCCGGCTGGATCTTCTGGCATTTCGGCCGAAGTAGACATCGCCGGCCAAAAAAAGCCTGCAAAATGGAGAAGCGCGACACCGGAAATGAGAACGCTGGTCACTAAAAATAAAAAAGCATCATCTTTAGAGTTATATTCTAAATTAGTGACGAGTAAGTTCGATCCAGAATTTTTACGCATCAACAACGCGCAGTGGTCCTTGTTAGTTCCTAAAATAACTTTAAAAAATATAGAATTTGTCAACAAGGGGGGTATACATAAAAAAGTTCCGGGGTCAACAAAATATTTCTTTTTTTCAGATTTCCTTCAGCCCAATAGTTTAAAAAATCTAACAAGTAATAAAATTGGTCGCGGAGATGGAGTTGGCCTTAAAAATGCATCTATTGAGCTAAGGCAAGAACACTTCGCAGATAAGAGATACGTTGTTAAAATATCGATTTTCTTTGAGAACGCACAAACAATTTTTAAACATCATGTGGCAACTAAGGCCGCTGGGAAAAATGAAGATGAAGCTGGTGTCAACAAAAAAACTCCAAAAAAGCGCCCACAAGCTGCAGATTTTGTTGATTTGTTGAAGCTGCCCGGTGCGGATGAGAAAGCGCCGCTTGGCCCGGGCCGGTACAAACAGTGGCATCTTACTTATGGTTGGGCAGTGCCTCCAAAAAACAGCTTGATAAGCGAAAACATGAGAACGTTTATTCAAAAGCTTCAAACAACGTTGGTATTAAGCATTTACCGTTGGCAATTTAAGTTCGATCAAGACGGTTCTGTTGTTTTAGATGTTGATTTTTTAGCTGATGAAGATCATCGAGCGTCTAGCAACATGCTTTATTCAAAAAAGGCTGAGCTTGGCATCCGAAGGGGCAAAAAGGCTTATGAAGAGTCTCACAAAAAGGCCGAGAGGGCGAAGGCAGCTTTAGATACTTATAAAGGCTCAAAGGAGTTAACTCTTCGTCGCACCCGGGAACAGGATGCCGGCTTTGGCCCGGAAGAAAAAAAGAAATACAACGAATTAAAGAAAAAGAAAGAAACAGATTTAGATAACTTCACAGACGATGAGCAGAGCGAACTCACCAAACTAGAAAACGCAAAAAAGAATGCACTAAGGAGAGGTGGCGGCATCACCGCCGATCAGCGAATAGAAAATCTTCAAGAACAATATGAAGATGCTCTTGATATATCGGCAGGAATGAGCAATGATTATCAACAAAAAATTTATAGTAGTTTTATCAACGAGTTGCTTAAAACGCAAAGAATAATTGTAGGTGTTGCCGAGCGTAGCTGGAAAAAGAGGAAAGGAGACAAAAAAGCATCTAATTTTAAATATAGTTTCACTTCTCACTTCAAAGTTAATCCCGGCTCCGGTGCAAAAGTAGCCGCGGCCTTAGCTGGGACAGTACAAGACACGCACGATGCAGCTAACCTTGAAGCAGTTAAAGAGACTCACGGCAACGTAACTGATGATGACAAGGCGGCGACTAAAGCTGCCGAATATCAGCTTTTAAAAGGAACTGAAGCATTAATTAAAGATTTAAAAATAAAACCGCAAAAAGGGGCCAGCGTTGGTACCATGAATGATGTAGTTGTTATTCCATATTTCTTTTTGGGTGATATTATTGATATAGCTTATCAAAACCATAGATCTCGCGCCGGCAACGTTGCTCAACCAATATTGGGTTCTTTAGATGTTGATTTGGCCCGCCGAGTGAAGGGCAAACCGGTGCCAACGGTTAAAAGAGATATTAGTAGAATTCCCATCTCTTTTACAAACTTTATGTTGTGGTGGAATAATAAAGTTGTAAGAACACAAAAAGAAGTTTGGGCCTTCAAGCCGTTTTTGCGGGAAGTCTTCCAACAGTTTGTGGGTAAAATAATTGATGAATATGATCCGCTTCATATAAAATATTTTGGTGGCAAGGCGGATAAAAAAGTTTGGCACAACACAGAGGCGGCTATAAACATAGAACAAGTTGACACACCTTTTGATATAACGCATTGGCAGTATCGGGGCCCCAGAAAATACGACATCGATGCCGATAAAGTTTTAGCCGCTAAATCAATATTAGCTGGCAAACCAACCGCACACCGAACAGATGAGTTTCATTCATATTTATTTATATATGGCCAAGCTGGGCGCATTTATTTAGACTGCAATCCAAGAAAAAATATGGAAAGTGGAATATATCATTTTTACGTCGGAGGCGACGGCGGTATTATGAAAAGCATAGAATTTAATGTGGTGCCAAACGAAATGCGACGTACAGTGCAAGTTTTGGCTGCAGCCGAAGATAAAAAGAACAACCCCTTCTTAGAACAATATGATGTAACAATAAAAATGAGGGGGAATAACATATTTAGGCCGGGAGTATTAATATATGTTGACTTAAGTTTGATAGGCTTTGGCAAATCAAACCAGACAAATACAATTTCTTACGAGTATAACCTAGGCGGCTATTATAGAATAATCAAAACTGATCATCAAATAAGTGGCGATGATTATGAAACCACCATAGTGGCGCGTACTGATGGTTTTAGTGGAAAGGGAATAATGGCGAAACACCAGCCCAAGAAGGAAAAGAAATAGGAAATTAATTAATGGTATATAGAACTGGAAAAGAAACTAGCCCCCTTGCGCTTGCTGCAAAACGGATTCTTTATGAGGTTACTGCGGTGCCTTCTATTTCCGGTGTCCGCGTGTTTGAAGGGTTGTCTCGATTTTATGGTCTTAAGAATTCCGATGATAATTATGTAATACCAAATCCGGAATATATTAAACATGTGAGTAGTTCAGATACGGTTTTAGCTTTAGATTTTGTCGCTGCAGCCTTCGAAGACTTCCAGAAATTATATGTAGAAATGATACAGTCTGGGAAAGCTTCGAATGAGTCGGTCTATACAAATATAATTTTTGAGCCATTCGAAGGGTGGTATAATTTTGAAGAGCAATATAGCCATAACATTCAGACTCTTATAGATCAAATTAATAATATTTTTTTAAGCGAGCACAAACAACAAAAGAAAATCAAGAATATAGATGATTATATTAAATCATTTATGAATTTCATTCCTTTGCTAAGCTTATTAAAGATAACTAGGGCTAAAATGTTATCTAATGTTTTAACAAAGAGGGGCGCGTCAGGGCTTATAATAAAACTAGTAGATGAAAATGAAAATGATGATCAAACTAAAGTAGACGAATATATAAACGATCTAAATTTCAAAACTGTTGTAACTCTTGCCGAACAAACTGGATTTTATGTAAGTAAAAATTCTCCATGGACTTTGGTTGCAAACTTAGGATCTCCGTTGATGAAGTTTTATATGCAACCGGATGAATATGAAGAGGAAACTAAAAAGATTTTTGATGATTTGTTTTTAAAAGAACAACAGAAGGCGGCAAAAGATAATATTCCGATGAATCCCGATACTACTGAAAAATTAAGAGAACAAGCACAAAAAGAAGCAAAAAAGAAAATTATGTCAACAAAGTTTCCTATAGAAGATATATTTGAAAAATATTATTTTGAAACAGCTTTCGCTGATTTTAATACCATTAAAAACATGTTTTATTATGGGTATACTTCGTTTTTTAATATTTACCCAGAAGCAAGAAATGTAAAATTTTGTCCAATCGCACAGAAAACTATTCAAGTATATACGCCAAGAAAATATATCTCTGAAGAAGAATATGATCAAAAATTTGATGATAAATTTTTCTTAAAAGCATTTCTTGTTATCAAGAACTACGAAGTTGGTAAAATATTTTCGAAAAGGCAGATGCAGGAGCATCTCAAACAAATCTATTTAACCAAGAAAAGAGTTGACACATCCGCGGCAATAATGTATATTAATAGTATATTTAAAGCCTATATGGACTCTGTGTGATTTTTCAATCTTTAGACAATAAAAATAAATGTAAAGACATCTATTGTAATAACAAGATTCACAAAAAAATACCAGTCGATTTGACCGGCACATGGGATTATGTTGATGTGCCCTATGATATAATGTATGCAAAGCTGTATTGTGGCGGCAAATCCATTGAAGATGTTTGTCCCGATCATTTGAGAAAGCAGTGGCTCGATGCAAGCCAGAGGCTTAAAGCATATTTAAATTCTTTTATGCAAGCGAAAATTTCACTAGAAGAGCACTGTTTTTACGACTTAGTGCCACAACATTTCCTTTTGGATTTTTTTGAAGTGAAGAATGAAATAACAAAACATGTTTTTGACAATTATAAGCGTCCTGAAAATTATGATTTTTTGTTGCAACTTACAAAAATTGCGGAAGACATTAAAAATAGACCTTTAAAGCTAAAAATAAGCAATTTAAACAACTTAGGACATCAGCTAGCAACTAGAAACTTTTTAAAGCGTCTAAAAGGAGCAGAAAAGCGCGTTAAATATAATATTTATGGGACGAAAACGGGCAGGCTAACAACAGAGCCAAAATCTTTTCCTATTTTGACGCTAAAAAAGGAATATCGTACCATTTTAGAACCAAATAACGATTTGTATGTAGAGTTGGACTTTAATGCGGCTGAGCTAAGAACGCTCTTAGCTTTGTGTGATAAAGAGCAGCCAAAAGAAGACATACATGAGTGGAATGCTAAAAACGTATTTCGTGGACTACAATCACGTAGTGAAGCCAAGGAGCGTATTTTTGCTTGGTTGTATAATCCAGACTCTAAAGATTATTTAGCCAACAGAGCTTATGATAGAACAAGCATTAAAGAAAAGTATTGGGATGGTAAAATAGTAACAACGCCATTTGGCAGAAAAATAGAGGCGGATGAATTTCATGCTTTAAACTACTTGATTCAAAGCACAACGGCAGACATGGTATTACGTCAGTTGATTAAAGTTTATGAATTGCTCAAAGAACATAAGTCGCATATAGCATTTGTGATACATGATTCGTTGGTGATCGATCTAGCGAAAGAAGACAAACCTTTGTTGAAAGATATTTTTAATGTTTTTTCGAAAACTGATTTGGGAGAGTTTTTAATTTCAGTTAAGGCCGGCAAAAATTTTGGTCAAATGAAGGAAATAAAATGGACATAATTGGATTCGGCGGCGCCGGCTGCAACGTTGCAAAAACGTTTAAAGACTATCCTCAGTATAAGATTCATTATATAGACGTAGGCCTGCGCGGCGCTGATAGCTGTTCTCTTTTAAGAGCTAGCACCATGGAAGAGGCAGAAACAAATGTGCCAAAATTTTCAAAACTTGTTAAAAAACTAAAAGGTGAAGTTGTTTTTATATGTGCCGGCGCAGGAGTAAGCAGTGGTTCAATTTTAGGAACTTTAGAACAATTCAAAGACTTGCCGATAACTGTGATCTACATTAAGCCAGATTATGATCTTTTGAGCGAAAAAGAAAAACAAAGGGAAAGAGTTGTGCATGGAGTATTACAACAATTTGCTAGAACAGGGTTATTAAAGCGCATGTATTTGTTCGATAATGCAAAAATAGCTGAGATACTGGGTGGGCTTTCGATAGTTGAATATCACCCTAAAATCAATCAAATGATCAGTAATTCTTTTCATATGCTGAATTATTTTAAAAATATAGATTCCATTATGACAAATATGTCAGATCCTCAAGAAATTAACAGAATTTCAACGGTTGGAATTTACAATTTTGAGGACGAGGCCGAAAAATATTTTTATGACATTGTAAATCCGCGAGAAAAGCATTTTTACTTTGCCTTTAATGAAGAAACGCTAAGTAAGGAAAAAACCCTTTTAAATAAAATAAGCGAACAGATAAAAAGTGCTGGACAATCTGAGTTTACTGCTGTATCATATGATATAACAGCGACGACATATGAGGAAAATTTCGCATATATCGAAGCTCATACAAATTTCATTCAGGGCGAAAAAGTGGTTGACAAAAGCTCAGAATAGGTTATAATGTATATGCGGGCTGGGAAAACGACCCAGCCTATAATTTTAAGGAGAAAAAATAAAATGGCGTTAAACATGAAGAAAATGAAGAACAAGATGTCGTCCCTGCAAAGCGGCGGCAACGGTAAGCGGTGGTTCTGGAAGCCGCAGGATGGTGAGCAGACTGTTCGAATCGTTCCAGATTCAGATGGCGACCCCTTTCGGGAGTTCTGGTTTCAT